GGTCATGATCTTGTCCTCTTTCGGTTTCTGATCACTGGTGAACGGGGCAGCGCCCCACGACCTCACACCGTCGCCGATGCGAGCTTCTGATCCGGCGCGCCCGCGCTGCACGATGGCGACGTGGTTGATCCGGATATCTTTCTGGATGGCGTCGTATTTCTCGCCCGTTGGCGTGGTGCCCGGCTCCCATGCGAGATCGCAGGTGTAGCCGGCGGAGAGCTCGCGCTTGCCGCCCTCGATCTCGCTGATGGTGGCACCATCCATGACGATAAGCGGGATGCGGACGAACTCACCATCTCGGGCGACCTCGTCGCCGATCTGGCCGACTGAAAGTGCTTTCCAATTGTCGGCGGTGACGGCTTCGTCCGGATGGTCGTTCGTCACGGGCTTGTGGGCGTAGCTGCCGAGGCTGGCTTTATCGAATACCTGTTCCTCTGGCCGATAGACCTTCACGACCTGCATGTCCGGCTTGCCGACCTCATAACCGGCATACAGCTGGATGCCAGTGCGGGCGGTGCGCACGTCAGCAACAAGGTAGCCGTCGGCGGTCCGTCGCGTGCCTGCGATCGGTGCTAAGTCAGTGAATTTCATGGTTGCCTCAAAAGAGAAGCCGCCCTAGTGAGGACGGCAATGGCAATTCGAACGAAGCAGCGAGATCAGACCATGGTCCGTTACCAAAACTTCAGCCACGGGCTAGGTTCTGGACGTTCATAACAGTCGTGGAGTTTCGTCGTGACGAAGGTTTTGGTTGCCGCGATGGCATTGGTAATGGTTGGCTTCTGGGGTTCCGTCGGCATCCTGGTTTACTCGCTACTTGCGTCTTAGTGAGTAGCGGGACCGGTTTCCGTCCGTTATAGTCCTCTCGGCAATGGGGTTGTCTACGGAGGATTTCATGAGCGACACCGCGTTTGGTTTCCTGTTGGCGGCTGAGTTGTCGGCCTTGTTCTGGGCCGGTCTTTTCATGGTGATTTTCTCTACCACTTAATCAGCCGCTCGGATTCATTGCTGCAGATGCCTGTGTGGCTGCCGCGGTGCGCTCCTCCTCATCCGGCTCCTGTTCAGAAAGCTTGCCGTACTCCTCGATCGCTGCGTCGAGACCGGGCAGCGAACCGTCTTCGATGAAGGTGTTGACGAGAGCGTCGGACACCGCTTCACGCGGGATTATTTCCTGTCCTGTGCCCGTGCCGACCAACTGCCGGGCAGCATCGGCCTTCGTCTTGAACACGTCAGCCCTTTCCTTCTCCGACATGCCCCAGAGCGGCGCCCACTCATAGTAGATGTCCGGGTCGCGTGATCCGAGTGCGCTCCGGATAATGCATTCGTCGAGGCGGGCCATCGCCGGCGTCATCTCGACGGTCTGCATTGCCTGCAGGCGATCGTAATAGTTCCGCAGGTCGCTTTCGCCGGTGGCGTTCATGCCGGCCGGCGACTGTCCGAGAAGTCGCGTGGCCGGAATGTCAGCGGCGCCTGAGACGATCTGCAGGAACGACATGAGCACTTCGGGCAGCGTGGCGAAGCTGGCCGTCTTCTGCTCGTATTCCTCTTCTTTGTCGAGCAACAGGTCGCCGTTGATGCCCTTCGCCGTGGCCGCGAGCGTATAGCGCTCGAGGATCTTGGCGCGGTACTCTGCGTTGCCGAGGTTCTGCATGAAGTCCGGAATGCGGATCACGTTGACCTTGGCCTCGAAAACGAGACTGGCGATGTTCGCCGCGGTACCGTCGGCCTGCTTGATGGCGTCAACGACGGAAAGAAGCACGCTGTCGCCCCAACCGGCATAGGTCGTGGTGACGATGTCCTCGTCCGGCTGCTGGCTCCCATTGAAGATGACGAGGCGCGACGGGTGAATTTCGACCTGAGCGCCATCGGCCGAGTTCAACTGATAGGCCTTCGGCTTGCCATACCATTCCGACGCCGGGTCACGATCGATCTCGCCGGCCGTGAGGTGCCGACGGGTCATGACCGTGAGGTATTTCAGGCCGCCCTTCCCGATCCGCTCGACATCAAGCGGCGCCGTCAGATCCTGGTCGCCGGTACCGATGACCATGGCAGCGCCGCCCCAGAGCCGCGCCTTGATGCGGGTCTCCAGCAGCTTCCCCATGACGTTCAGGCGCTTCTCTTCGGCTTCGATCGCCTCGATCTGCGGCTTCTTCGCCTGCCAGTCTCGCCATGCGCGAATGCTGTCGAAGGCCGGGATGTCGACGACCTTCTTGGGGAGCCATGCGCCCCGATAGGCGTTGAGCAGCTCCTCGTCGGTGAGCATCGGCATCGAATAGACGTTGGCCGCGGCCTTGTCCCGGCTGGTACCCAGGCTGGCGACCATGTTTGTCAGGCTGTCGCGGACGAGCGCGAAGATATTGGCCATGTCCGCTCCTAAACGTTCGCCAGCGTGTACGTGCTTGCGCTCAGCAGCGCGTTGAAGGATCGGCTGGTGCTGTCGGCGTCGTCATCGTGGGCCGCCTCAGGGAAGCCTTCCAGCGACGAAAACCATGTTTCATTCCAAGGGGCCCGTAGCACCAACACGTTGCCCGCTTCCGCCTGCGCAGAGAACGGACTGAACCGAGTGATCTTGTCGCCGGATTCGGGTGTCGCTCGAACCGTAAAGCCAGCCAGCAACTTCGTCAGGCTCGTGACCTGCGATTTACCCGCCTGCCCCGGGTCCTGCGGAAGCGATATCTGCACGTCCTTGCCGTCGGATTCGGCAGTGTTCTTGATCAGCCGCTCTACCCCGGAGGGCGAGAGGCGATCTCGGCAGTGATGTGCGACGATGTACCGGCCGTCCGGCAGCTTTCCGATCTTGGTACCGGCGGTCCAGTCCGGATCGTTGCTCTCCGTCTTCGGTGTTGCACCCAAGTCCCAGCCGCGCATCCAGCGCGCACCGGCCGGGATTGAATCGACCACCTCACACCAGCCGCGACGGAACAACAGCCCAGCGGCCGGCCGGATCTTCCAATTGCCGCCAAGGAGGCGCTCCCGTTCTACCGTGGGCAACGCCATGAGGCTTGCCAGATAGCTCGGATCCGCTGCCATCAGCGCCCGGTTGTCACTGAGCTTCGCCGGAACGAACGTCACCGACTTCGGCGGGATCGGCGAATCAATGCCGTCTTCGTTCGGCGCAGTGTGATGCGCCAGGTCCTGCGGGCTGTCGGCCCAGATGATCGCATCACCGATGCGGACGAACCAGCGAAGGACGCCGGCCCGTTCGGGGATCGGCAGTCCGGTATCCTGGTCAACCCACCAGCTGATGAACTCTGCTACCCAGCTATCTGCATCAGGATTGCAGGTCGCCCGGATGTAAGGCCGCACGCCGCTCATGGAGCGGTTACGCGAAACCATGTACCAGAACTGCTTGGCGCTGAAATGCGTCAGCTCGTCGAAGCAGATGAGCGGTATCTGCGAGCCCTGCCAGTTCAGGACGGTCTTGTCATGCTCGAGGTGAGCAAACGATACCGAAGCCCCCGATGGGAAGCTCCATTGCAGCACATGCTCCTTGGGCGATGCGCCGATGGCCGGATAGAGCTTCTCGCTCTCATCCCAGAGACCGCCCTCGTTTCTAACTTGCACCGTGGACCGGCGAAAGAAGACGGCGCCGAACTGCGGGTTGGCGATATGGCGCAGCGGCTCCATAAGCAGCGCCCACGTCTTGCCGCCGCCTGCGGAACCTCCATAGATGGCAATGTCCGCCGCCGAGGCGAGGAATGCTGTCTGCGGGCCCGGCTGCGGCCGGATGATCGTCTGGGCGCCCTGCCCTTGCTCAGCTCCTGCCATTGTCGGGTAACTGGAAGATCGTGACCGGCGATACGGGTACCGGCAGGTCCTTCCCATCCTTTCCCGTTAACTCGCGCCGATTGGTGTAGGCGTTGCCCACTTCCTCGGCGGCCTGCTTCATCAACGATGCCGCCAGCACCATGTTGCCCTGCGTCTCTGCCTTCTCCGCCATGCGCTGGAGAGCGCGCAGCCTGACCGCTCGGTGGCTGATGGCGATGGTCGCCGTATCCTCGAGGAAGGTCTTGCGGGTCTCCTCAAAGAGCAGACGGAACCGCTGTGAGAGCTTCCGACCTGCCCGCTTTGTCGGGTCGTATGCTTCCACTGCCTGAGGGCTGATGACGACGTCGAACTCCGCCTTGACTGCTTTTGCGACGACGGCCGGGCTGTCGAAGCAAGCAAGCGCCTGCACGACGTAGGTTTTCACCTCGTCTGAATATTTCGGATTGGCCATCTCTGTATAAAGGCTCCATCAAGGTATGCTCTCGGCCAATCAGGTTCAGGATGAAGGAGGCGCCGGTGCAGAACCCCGAACCAGAGCGGCGAGCCAAGAAGCTTTGGGAGCAAGAGAACCCAGGGCGGCCATGGCAGCCTGTCGCACATCGGCTCGAACCGGGCCAAGAGCTCTCCACGGGGGCAACCGAGGAGGACCGAGAGCGCTACCGGCAACGCATTCGCGCCGGCGAGTGATCAGACTTACGCAACCCTGAGCTGGCAGGTGCCGCAAGCATGGGCTATCTGAGCCGGAGCAATCTCCGGCGGCCGGTTGGCTGCATCGACGATCGCGCGGATACCAGCCGCGTCTGCCCCATAGCGACGAACGACGCCGACGAACTCTTCCACGTCATGTCCGCGGATGGTGAATACCGGGCGGCCGGTCGACCTGCTGAACTTCGGTGCGCCGAAGGCATCGGTCTCTTGCGCAGCGTGGTAGAGCTCGTGCTCAATTAGCGCCATGAATTCGGCATCCCCACACGCCCGGCAGTATTCTGCGTCAAGCGTGATGATAAAATCCGGGACGAATCCGAACCACTGCTTGACCTGCATCTCTGCTCGGGCGCGCGCCCACTTGCCCATCGCGCCCTGAGGCTTTCCCTCTTCGCACTGACCGATGATGCGGCGGCCCTTGCGGCTGTTCTCTACCACCGTCCAGAGGAAGCCGATTTCGGCGTGTGCCAGGTGAGCATGCTCCGGATTGTGGAGCGGCGATGACAGATCGAGGAAGGTCGCCTCTATCCATTCCGGCATGTCGTCGGCCGGCGCGAAGGTCGGTGAACCGATGTCTGTGAATAGCGAGGACGACGGGAGTGGCCTCACTTCATACCTCCAATCCCGTGTGCTATTTCTGCTGTCAACTTCGCGCCCCGGATGGCCTTCAGGCCGCACACCTGAACACCCCGCATGGACAAGCGCGAAGCCCGTACTGAACCGGTCTAGGAGTGATATGGGCGTGCCCACCACCAACTGAAGCCGGAACAGAGTGCGACGGGGCCCATCAGAAGCGGTTGCAAACGTGGAAGATGGACCGATGCTCCTGTGAACGACGGTGAATTCGTTCGGCAGGCATGTCACACGAAACCTTTTGGTTCCGTGCGCACGGGATCGAGGGCTATTCCTATGTGGAAGAAAACCACGATCCGCGTCACCATCACGATCAACGCAGCGCCCTGCTTATTCGGCATCGCCGCGATCTTGAACGTGCTGCTCTGACAATGGGCGTCGACCTAGCGGTCGGCGCCCTTTTTGTTTAGCCAAGCCTGGCCGGGATCATCGCTGGAAGAAAAGCACCCAGTGATAGCCCTCGCGCGGGACCGCCCGCTCGAGGGTATATCCCTCGGCCGCCTTCTCGTTGATGAAGGCTTCCATGCTCTTTAGGCCTTCTGGGCCGGTATCGAAAGGCTCGACGAGGTATTTTGCCACGGTGACCTCTTTGGTTTGGGAGTAGCCCGTTCGGTGCGCTTCTTCGAGCGGTAACGGGACTAGTTACATGGGGAGGCTGGCTGAGCGCTAACCTCTAGTCGCCTATTTAGGATGCGCCACTCGCGCTCGCCACCCCGGCTGAGGCTTTTGCCCACCATGTTAAGTTATTTTGTGTGAGGAAGAGCCGGAGTTGCCTTCCTCGTACTCATGGGCCGGGAATCGAACCCGGTCTTTCGTGGTTATGAGCCACGCGGCTTACCAGATGCCCTGTCTGCGACGTCGAGATTAATGGTATAAAAGCGATGATTATGCTCACGCCTCGGTGCCCGAGCATGCCGGGAGAAGCGTGATCAGGCTTTAAGGGAGCGCATCGGTGGAAAACTCCAGCGCGGACGCCGCTAGCCGTGTAAGAGCAATAATCATCGAGCAGTTGGGCATCGACCCTGCCCGGGTTGTGGACGACGCGTCCATCGTAGATGACCTCGGCGCCGACTATCTCGAAGTCGCTCAAATCGTCATGATGATTCAGGACGAGTTCAATATCGAACTTTCAGACGACGTGGCCAAGACCGTTATCACGGTCGGAGATGCAATTTACGTGGTTACGTCGAAAACCAAGAGCTAACCGCAGCAGAGGTAAAATGGGCCAGTAGATTTTGGCCGCATTTCTCCTATGCGCCAAGTGTGAACTCTCGGCAGCGGTCCGGCGAGTATTCCCTCTGTGAGGTCCGCAACTGAACAACCGCAAATCACTGCAGGAAATCTATACAGCTTCGCGGATATTTTCAACCTCTGCATCACCGGTGAGCGCGTTTAATTCACTGATAATTTTCTGTACCCGCTCTTTGATCTGCGGGCTTAGAGAATCTATAGCCCTCTCCGCTTGATCGACCATAGAGACGCGAGCTTTCCGGCCCTTCGGCAGGATCTTCCGGAGTTGGCCGCGCAGGTGCTGGATCTGCTCGTGGCGCTCGTTCTCCTTCCGGCAGTGCTGTTCGTAGAGGAAGGCTTGCCGGCGCTCGTGCTCGGCGAAGTACAGATCCTCGATCATGCCGTCCGGAAACTCGAGCGGTCCATAGCCGATGCTTCCTCGCAGCAAGCAGATGACGCCGTCGACCCTGCGCAGATCCTCGAAGTTCAGCCTGGGCAGGTTGACGAAGGCATAGCCGACCAGGAACGGAAAACGCTTCTCGATGATCTCGTTCGTCCGGTGGTGCTTCAACTCCTTGTAGAACGAGGGCATGAAGATATCGAAGCCGTCCTTGCGGCAGTTCCGCTCGATGATCGACTCCATGCGACGACTTTCAGGCAGGCGCTCGTCCGCGGCCGCCATGCGCTGACAACCGGGAGCCGTCCTGATTGCGTACCAACGTGATCTGCTCATGCTTTTCCCTCGTTCTTCTTCGGCAGTGACCGAGCCTGGTGGTTTCGGCAGTAGCGGCCCGTTGTTTCCGCCGCACAGAACAGGTACGGGCCGCCGGTGTTGAGAGGCCAGCAGCATTCGCCGGCCGAGAGATGGTGGAGGAGCTTTGCGGATTGGAGCCGCTCAGCGTCGTAAGCGGTCGGCGGGATCTCTGGTTCCGACTTCAGTTCCGGAGCCTGGTTGCGACGCCGCGCCGTATTTGCTGGACCGGATGCGCGGGTCTTTTTCCCAACATCACCGCGCCACGGGAACAGACCGCGGTTGCGGAAGGCCAGTCCAACAATGACGTTTCGGCTGACGCCAAAGCGCTTGGCGATCTGGGAGGCGGGCAGGTCATCCCTCCAGAGCTTCGAGGCGGCCTCGATGTCGACTGTGCGGTGCTGGATGGTCATGCCGCGCACTCCTCGTCGGTCGGCTCGACGGCATCGAGGTCCATCTCGATCTTCCGTCGGTAGGCCATCTGCTCGGCGCTGACCGAGCGCGCGTCTGGCAATGCCAGTATCCGCGCCAGCTCTTCGGCACGCTCGGGTGACATGGGCTCTTGGACCACAATGCCGCCGGCGGCTGCTTTTGACGCAGCATGCTCTTGCTTGAATTGGTTCAGCCTGGCGCGGACGCGGGCCATGACCTCCGGAGACCGGTCGATCTCTGGCGCCTGGTGGGTGAGCGCGGCGGCGATCTCCCGCTTCCTCGCTAGGTCTTCACGGGCAAGTCTGGATTCCGCCTTCGCCAGAGCGGCAAGGATCGGCGGCTTCGGGATCATGCCGAGAAGAATATCGGGGTTGCCGGCATAGTCGCCTTTGATCAGCTTCTGCGTGGCGATCGCTAAGCCGCAGTTCGGAACGCCTTCCAGGGCGTAGCCGTAGACCGCGTCGAGCTTGTTCGGGTCAATACCGGCGGGAATGCTCATCCCGGCTGCCTGCATGACTTCGAGGCTGCGCAGAACTGCTTCCTCGCGGACCGGTGATAGCCGCTCAGTGAGCGCGGAAATCTCCCGGTTCAAGGTCGAAAGCTGGGCCGGTGCTGGCAAATTCGTCATGTCCGTTTCCGTTCAGTTTCCGTTGGATGGCTTCTCGGCATTCCCGCTGATGGCGGGCATGTTCGCTTTCACGGGGCGGTGCTTGCGATTGCTGCAGCGGCCGGTCGTCGTATTTGCCTTCGAGGATCGAGACGAAGCTCTTCGGTTGGCAGAGGAAATCGAGGTCGGCGCGCCAGCCTCGGTCGTTTTCGCCGCGGCAGAAGCGGCTGCGGCCGATCCGCTCGATGGCATCGAGGACCGCCGGAAGGCCGTGTTCCTCGATCCGCAGCAGCAACGAGCGACGGCGGGATGCCGTGACGGCCCTCGGCACGGAAAGGCCGGACTGGCGCGCCATTTCCGAAAACGCCGTGACGACCTGGTCGACCGCCGTGGGGGAAGAGCCCCCTTTAGGGGGCGAAGGGGGTATGGATGATTGGGGTTTAGGA